GGATTTAGCCAGGGCACGAGTCTGCCCTACATAACCCTTGGAAAGATCACCAGCCACCGATACAACATCCGCACCACTAGCTGCTGAAAGATCTAGCGCGGTTTTAAGTAATGACTGCGCTTCACTAACGGATCCAGTTGTGGTCAATAGGCGTTGGAAGGCTGGTCTTAACTGGTCATCGAGGACACCGAATTGTCTCTCTAGATCAGCTATAAAGTTTTTAACTGACGGATCCGCAAAGGCTAGACCCAAGTTATCTAATGACTGGGTTAATAGTCGGGCGGCTTTATCATCCTCAGCAAAGGCTTTAGCGGCATTGAAGCCAGCGCGACCTAAACGCTGAACGGTAAATAAACCTACATAAGACTTAGCGAGTGTCTTAACCTGAGAGTTAAGGCTAAGGGTTGACTTGGCGGCATCTTGGAAGGCTTTCTTGCCAGAGAATACCGAAGCAATATCTATCTTTAGATCGGCCATTATTTCACCTTAGTCTTTGCTTTGAACTCAATAGCAGAACTGCCGATCGCCTTAACGATCGCTGCCGTGACTTTGCCTTGATCCTCTGCGAATGCTCTGAATATGGCGCGACCAGTCATCTTGCGAGTTGATCGACCTGCTTGGCCTTGTTGTCTTGGTCGAGCGTTAACTAATTCGCCTGTGGCGTTAGCACGCGCTAGGAACTGCTTACCAGCGTTAGGGTTTAGAGACTTGTTATAGCCTCGGCCGTCCTCGCGGTAAGAAGCAGGTGTGAACTTAGTGCGCTGGAAGGTTGGCTGACCGTTAGGGTTCTTGCGGCCTGCTGTCTCGTAGATCGCTCCACCGGCTGATGAGTTAATAATCCGCGCTAGAGATACAAAGCCTCGTTTGTTAGGCTTAGAAGGACTGGTCGAGTATTTAACTCCGCGCTTGGCTTCTGACTGATCGTACTTAGGGAACATGCGGTACTTAGCGGTATCTGATGACGAAGCAGCAGAAGTCCAACCAGATAGCATGGCAGTATTAGACGGCATATAGCCGCGAGCCTTGTTAGTAATAGGCTTGAGCGCGGCTGCCATTTGCTTAGTAGTTGCCTTGGCTAGATCAGGTTCAAACTCACGAAGGGCTTTGCGGAGTTTATCTGCGCCTTTTAGTTCGACTGGCATCGCTTTGCTCCTTTGCTCTGTCTTTCAGGGCTTGAAGTAAAGTCCTGAACATCGTGTGATCTAGTTCAATTAAAGTCTGTGGCGAGAGTCCTGTCTCAAGCGATAGTCTCGCTACGAGATAGGTGAAGGACTCTCGCGTTACTCCAAAGGGTCGTCATCAAGAACTTCGACTCGCGCCAAAGTTTCCAAGAACGCTTCTCCGAAGGGTTTAACGGTTTCACCCGACCGACGAATTGCTTCCCAACATAAGAAATAGAGATCGCTCTGTTTCTCGTCATCTCTAAAGGCTTTGTGAAAGCCCTTCTTTGCAAACTGCTCGAAGGCGTACTCGATCGCCGGAGTGATCTGGTACTCGTTAACGCTTCCGTCTGCCCTTGTTACCTTTAGTTTTGCCATGCTTTGCCCCTTAGTTAGTTATTACGCTGTTGTGACTGCGATAGTACCGTTGACATTCCAAGTTACAGACTGAGTTGAAAGATCGCCAACTGCACCGTTAATAGGTGTGATGTTATTGACCAAGCAAGACATTGTGTAAAGTGGGTTGGTTGGGGCTGTTGCGCCTGAAGTCTGCTTTACTGTAACAGTAGTGCTAGTTCCCCATACTGTGTTCAAAGTCTGAAGTGTCTTAGAAGTTGCTTCATCATTAAAGAAGTCGATAGTGATAGACGATGCTTCCAAGCCTTTTACGAACTTGTGGCCTGAGTCTCCCATTGCTGTGACTTCTAGTTCATCGAATGAACGGTTGATAGTTACAGATGAAACTAGAGATGATAGATCAACCGCATTAACAGTTAGAACTACACCATTGCTTAGATATACTGACATGTGGTTTATTCCTCATCTTTCTTGGTTGCTGGTTTTGGTGCTGCCGGAGCGGTCTGACCGATCTTGATCAGGAACGCTGCGTTGTCTTTTTCCCATTGTTCAAGGGTCATTTTAACTCCAACTCGTTAGGACTGAGACCTGCATTGAGCAGGTTAAAAGATCGCCTGATGCAGCATTGAGAACGCTAGGCGCGCTCACATCTCCCACATTATAGACGATAGAGGAAGCCGCTAGTTTGTTAAAGACTGCAACTAGCAGATCCTCAATTCCATTTAGGTTGCCCTCATTATCGAGAAGCGGCACAAATATGTTCAAAGAAAAGTTAGCAAGTGGCGCAACAGTATTGCGACCATTATTAGTCGGTGTTAAGTAAGGATCAGCCGGACTGATCACTACGCTGTTGACGATAGGCGTAGCAGGTGGGAATGAGAATACAGAGTATTTAGTGTTATCTACGAGCGCGGCTGCAATAGTTGCGCGAAGGGTTGAGATCGCTGCCATGGTTAGCCAACCATGCTACGCGGATCGAGATATGGTGCGAGTAAGCCACGAACGCGAGCAAGCAGAGTGTTACCCATGCGATAAGGGCTTGGAGCGTATCCGTCAACTGTAACGCCACCGCTCGAAGGCGCTTGGCGACTTTGCCAGATGTCGATCGAGATCATGAGGCTTGCTTCTTGGATCGCTGGAACTGTTGAATAATCTGTATAAGTAGTAGCAGCAACAGAACCATAAGGGTTAATCGGGTGATAAGTTTTAACCACATTAGCCGCGTGAGTTGTTGTAATTTCGATGCTTTTCTCACCTACGCCATTGACTGTCTTGCTGCCATTAAAATTACTGCCGCAACCTGCAACTGTAATTTGTTGACCTACATAAAATACATCTTGAACATAATCATTAAAGTAAAGAACGCCGGCTGTGCCGTTGTTGCTGTGCGCTATTACTGGAGTCGTATTAGCCCATAGAAAAGGGATCAACACATTGTCCGCAGCATCACAGACAGACTGAAGGGTCGAGTCTGCGTAGAGTGTACCAACGCCAAGTGCGGTGCGTAACTCTGCAACTGTTGTGTAAGACATTTAATCTCCTTTCTAAAGACTGGTGGGGTGAAAGGGCATCACCCCACCAGCGACTTAGTAACCTATTATGTAAGGTTGAACTTGCGAACGCCCTTACCTGACTTAGCAACATAAACTGCAAGATAGCCGTAAAGTGCGATCTCAAGTTCACCTGTTGAAAGTACCTGAAGGCGAAGGTTTGTGACTGGAGATTCCCAGACATAAACTGATGAAGGTGCGATCAAGAACGCTGAGTTATCTACAACGCCTGAAGCAGCGATGTTGTGATCAACGATCAAGTCAGTTCCAAGGATATTTCCACGAACTGATGATGCAACTGCTGAACCTGATGCGTTCATCGTTGCGCCCTGTGCTGAGTAAAGTGCGCGACCTGTTGTGTCTGCGTAACCTGTGATCGCTGCCCATTGGTCTGTGTTAGCAACCAACTTGTTAGCAAAGTCTCCGCCTGTTCCCTTGTATGCGGCTGCGCCTTCTACAGAGATGAATGACTGAAGGCCTGCTGCTGTTGCAGCAACGCCTGTGGCTGTTGTACCAGATGAGATGAGTTCAGTTAGAACTGCAGTATCTGTTGCCTTCTCATATGCCTTACGGAGTTCTGCCATGAGCAGTTCCATGAATGAAGGAGACGAACGGTCGATGAGTTCCCAACTGATACGGTTGAGGCCAGCAAACTTGTTGATGTTTACTGTGTCATAGGCTGATGTCATGCCTGTGTCTGTTACTGATGCGCCTTCGTTAACATCTGCAACTTCTGGTGCTGTGTTTGCTGTTGCAGCGTTTGTGTAAAGGCGAGGAACTGTAAAGGACATGCCTGAGTCAATTAACGCATTTCTGGTCACCGCATCAAAAACAGGACGGCCTGTGAATGTATCTGTGATGAATGAATTAAGGTGCTGTGGAAGTGTCAAGCCTGTGTTTGTTGAAGTTGAATCATCTGCTGCGCGAACTACGCGGCGTGAGTCATCGTCTCCAAGTGCAGACTTAATAGATGCTTCGAGATATTGTGCAGATGAGATAGGTGCTGTGCGCTCTTTCGCATATGCAGGTGCTGCTACAGTTGGACGAGCGGCTTCAACAGCCGTTGCCTCAACTTCTGGTGCTGCTACGGTGTCTGGAGTATTTTCCACGACCGCCTCGCTTTCTGTTGGTGTGTTTGGTTCAGCAGGGAGTTCTACTTCCTCTGCTGCGATCTCAAGAACCTGAGCAGACTTGAAAGCCGGTTCAGTTACTAGAGAAACTTCTTTTAACTTCGCTGCTGTGACTACTGTGTGTCCAGCGCGTGAAGGTGCTGATGCGATAATTTCAGCCCCGATCGAGAGGCCTGAAACGAGACCTTCGCTAGCCATAACGAGCGCATCGTTACCGCCTGTTGACTTGCTTAATTTGAAAGTTGCATAGATACCGTCTGGGCGTACTGTTGCACTAACCATGCGGCCAACTGGCTTCTTAAAGTCATGCTGTGATAGTAACTTGATCTTTGAAGGGTCATCTATCTCAATAGA